TTATTCAATTGGGGGCACTCCTGAACAAATTATATCATTAATTAAGCATAAAAAAAGAGTGGGAATATTTCATCCCACTCTTAATTTTAAGTATTTTAACTACTTAACCAAAGCAACCTTTGCTTTTGGATTCTTCTTATTCCAAGAGCGAGCTAGCTTATTAAATGCAGACTTTAGATCTGCAATTGCTTTGTCTGATGTAGCCTTAGCAATAGCAGCATCTGATGCAGCCTTTGTAAGTGCATCTGCAAGTGCCTTATCTGCAGCAGCCTTAGCAACTACAGCCTCAGCCTTTAGCTTAGCAACTTCTGCATTTGCTGTTGCAAGATCAGCAGCAGCCTTTAGAGCAGCAGCATCTGCAGCAGCCTTAGCATCTGCAAGTGCCTTATCTGCAACAGCCTTATCTGCAGCACGACCAGCCTTCTCAGCAGCAAGTTCTGACACAAGATCACGAACTGTAATCTCTGCGAATGGTGCAAGTGTTGGAGCAGTCAAACCTGCTACAGCGCCTGAAACAGCATCAGAAGCTGTTGTTACACCAAATGTAATTAGAGAACGTGTTCCGCTTGATGGAAGAGTTGCCTTAAATGTTGCAACACCAAAGTCAGAAAGAGTTGCGCCAGTTGTTGCTGTCGCTGTATCTAGTGTTGCTGTGGCAGCAAATACAGTTGCAGTCAATGACTTACCAGAAACCTTGTTTCCAAATACGTCAGTTGCTGTAACTAGAATATCTTGCTTAGTTCCAGCAGCAGCACTTGCAGGAGCAGAAACGGTAAGATTATTAATCTTGCCAGCAGTACCCTGTACATAATATGTAAGTTGTGTTCCACCATTAGTTAGAACAACTGTGCCAATTGCTGTTGTCTTTGTATAAACATAAAATGTTGCAGTTGTTCCTGTACCAGTAGCGATTGTAAGGCTTGAAGAGCCTGATGAAGCAGTAACTGGTGAAGCAACTGTATTTAATGCAGATACGATTGTTGCATTTGTTGCAGTTGCAGTTACTGATGTGCCTGTAGCAACTGTAGCAACAAAACGTAGAGCATCAGTTGCATCTACTACGTTATCTGCAGGTACTGGCAATGAGGCTGGAGTAGCAATAGAAGAAGCAGTTGTATTTGCTGCTCCATTAAGATCTACGGCAACTGTCATTACGTTAGCCTTTGCAGGAATTGCGGAAATTGTTCCCATTGTCATGGCTGCAGCCAAAGCAATGGCGATCTTCTTAAATGAATTCATTTTTCTCCTTATATTATTCATTGTTATTATATTAGTTTGTATTGATTAAGATAATCCTCAATATCTTCAGGAATATCCTTGTTTTCTAATTCTACCATACCCCTTTGCCTTTCTGCAAATTTTGATGCAGAACTCCATGTATGGACCTCAATTTCTAGATTAGAGTCCCTACTTGTGTATGATATTGCACCGAATACCGCACCACATACAGCATCGGCCAAGTCCTTAGATTTTTTGCGTGGGTGGTCAACACGCTTACCGTTATCTGTTATTTTTAACTCTGCCATTTCATCAAGTAAAAGGGGGATCATAGGAATAGCTACTCTTTCTTCATAAATCATCATAGCTAAATCTTCATAGTGCTTTTTAGCAACAGAAACAGTATCAGTTCTCATTCCTACTGCTTTAAGCTCTTGCTGGATATCAAATGACTGCCAGCGGTCAAATGTAACCATTCCAATATTAAAACCTTCTCTACGAAGATTAATAATCCATTTTTTTACCTCAGAAAGATCAACGGGTCCTTCTGTTTTTGGCTCCCACCAAACCACTGCATCTACAACAACAATCGGAGCAACCTGGTTATAATCTTTAATTACTTGAAGATTAACCCATTTATCAACATGGGCAATGGCTACTGCACATTTGTCATGCCTTTGAGCCAAGTCAGCATGTACATAATATACTTTATCTGGATCTGGCTTAAATGCAGGATCAAACCTTTTGCTATTGTCAATTGGATTTCTTAGAGTCATACATTTTTCAAGCTTATCTCTCTGTTTAAAAAATGCATCAGACGAATAAGTAGGGGTACAAAGAAAACGCATCATTGCATCACCAAGATCATTAAGAAATGCAATCTTAAAGTCTTCAATCTTTCTAGTAGGATTTACTTCCCATGTAGGCCTTTTTAAAGCAAACATTTTAGGATATTTATATGTTTTAATATGATCTTCTTCCCATACTATTTCAAATTCATTGTCTGGTCCTTCTGGTAGCTCTTCATTAATAACAAACTTGTGTCGTCTTTCTATTACTTCTTTTTCCATAATTACATCTTCATACCGCTTTGAAATAAAGTCGCCTTGATAACGAGGAAATGAAAGAAGGACAACTTTGCCAAGATCTGGAAAACGAGAATCTACGGTACCACGAAATGCCTTATAGATATTATCAGCAGTTTTACCTTGATCATTTCCTGTGCCAACCTCAGTAGCAAATCCTGAAATCTCATCAAGCACTGCCATAAAAAGATTAAGACCCTCATGGGACTCTCGTTCCGAATGCCCTGAATAAACTGTAATAGACTTGTCAAATGTTATTGAGTTTACTTTAGGGTCATTCTTTCCCGCAAACCAAGGAGACTTTTCAATCTTAGTTTTAAATCCTTTGAAAAAAACATTTTTTGCCTGCTCAGCATTGATAGCAACGTTAATAATATCAATAGCATCACCAGATGGTTTGCCATAGTATCTAGCAGGATCTTTTAAGCATAATAATTTATATACAACATATGCACATGCTACTGTAGATACAAAGTCTTTTCCACTACCCTTTCCAAGTTGCAAAATAATTTCATTTTTAGTGTATTTGTTATAATGCTTTTCACCCGATTCAGTTCCCATAAGAATTTGAAGATCTTCCTTACGATAAATCTGGCTCATAGCTTCAACAATGTCATACTGAATCACAGATAGTGGTGGCTGTCCCAAATAGTCTGGAGACTCAACAAATGTTTTTACATCTACTGGGTCTTCTTCAAATGGACTATCCTGAAGTGCTTCAAGAAAGTCATTAAACATTGTGGACAACTGTGATTACCTCTCCCTCTTTTGCAATAGTAGAAAGTTTTTGCATAATTAAGTCACGTACTTCTGGATGAGTTGCTGCTATATCACGAAGAATTCCAACAAGGATCTCCTGTCTTCTTTCAATTTCAACCATTTCTTCTGCAAGCTCTTTATTTTCTAAAAGACCTGCCTTCTGCAACATATCAATGCGTCTTGCCTCAATATCCATAACTAATTTAATAGCTGCTGTCTTAGCAGATAAGTTTGCTGATAATGTAGATTCATCAATGACCTCATATGCTTGTTGAATTAATTTAGTATAGTGTGCATCTGCACTAACTAAAGCATCCTTAGCACGAGCACGAATTGCATCATTAGCAGAAGCCATAGCCTTCCACTCATTTAGGTGCGCTACAACACGAGTTCTTGGAAGAGATAGAGTTTTGGATATTTTTGTTGGATCATTACCTTTTAGGTATTCCTCAACAACTCTATTTACTTCATCAAGATGATTTACGAGTTCTATTTCTGGGTTTGTCATATTTACCTTCTAGTCTATTGATTTCATCTTGAATATAGAAGATAGCCTTTTTAAGATCCTCAATATGCTTAGATTCATCTTTGATGCCAGCTCTCCAGAGATACTTAATGGCATTACCAATATTAAAGTTTCTGTGTCTGGTAATTTCAATTGCTTCTACTCCACTAGGATCAGTGGTATAGTGATATGGGTGGTTGACCTGATCAACCTTAATAACAAATTTTTCATTATTATTCATCGCTTTGATTTCCTTAGTCCAAATTTAGCAAGATATACATAGATTGTTTCTACGCTTGCCCCACATTCCTTTGCTATCTCTTCAGGACTTTTCTTGTCTAAATGATAGCGCTTTCTTAGCCATATTTCGTTTGTGTATAGTTTACCACTCATGGTCTATCCTTGTCAAGTCTAATATCTGGCTTTAATTTATCCCAGTGACCTTTTGGGTTACCCTGATAAACCTGTCCAGTCTCTCTGTCTATTAAAAGCCACTTCGTTGGAGCAAGTGTTCTAATGGTCAGAATTACATCCTGCTGCTCCTCCTTATATTCAAATGGCTTTCTCATTATTTAACCGCCTTATCCCAATTATTTATTGCCCAATGTCCAATTCCAGCGGCATCTGCAACATCGTAATCTTCAATTTTTTTATCATATGATATTTCAAGAAGCTTTATAGTTCTTCTTTTCCTTAAATCTCTTTCATATGATTTATACCATGAAACAGACTTACCAGGATTTGCTGCTCTTATTTGTAGTTGCTCTTCTTTTGTTAATTTTTTATTACCGAGATAGCTTTGCCATGTTATTGGTGAAACCCTACCTATTATATTTATACCAGAAAGACCAGCTCCTCCTATAATTCCACCTTGCACCAAGGCAAGGTCTGCAGCAGTCTTAGGAGAATTCATAAAAACTGTATGTTCAATTACTATTGCATCTATGAGATTATAATAGTCAAACAAAGCTTTAGTTTTTTTAGCAGCATCTTGAACTTTTTCATAAACATTTTCCCCTTCAAATAAGATCTTTCCATGATCTTTTATTGTTTTGAAAGAATAAATGCAAAAAGCCAGGCTATTAGTACTAGCATCTATGGCGCAAATATTGCTAGGTTGTTTAGTCTTGCTCATAATCAAAATATCCTCTAATTTGCTTCAACATTTTATCTACAGTTTTTTTACTAATGTTACAATTTGCACAAAATCCATCATCATTATATATAGATAGTTTAACACCACAACCACCAAGACATAGACGTTTTTTACCTATTCTTTTTTGTCTTCTTGTTCTCAAATATCTTTCTGCAATTTTTTCTTTAGTAGCCTCATCTCTACATGCATCACCGCAGTAAATTTGATAACTTACCCTTGGATTAAATTTAGCATCGCATCTCTCACACGATTTCACTTAGCTTCTCCAGTGGCTTTATTTTAATAGTCCCAGAATCAGCATTATCACATGCAGATTTTAAAGGACATGCTTTACATATTTTTGAATTTGCTCTATAGTTTTTTTGAGGAATGGTTTTCTTTTTCCATGCAGACCTAACTTCTTTAAGCCATTCAAATGTATTATTAATCCATGTTTTATAAATATCATTTACTTCTACAGGAAATACTAATAAGTCATGATTATTCTTATTCTCATATATTAAGACGCCCTTTGCTTTATCTAAAATCTTCATATAAATAAGAAGCTGCATCATATGACTTATTCTTGGCTTATCATTATTTCTAGAATACTCAAAAGATTCTGAATTCATAGTTTTAATTTCTAAGACTATCTCTTCGTCTTCCCAGTTAAGCATTCCATCACCATATCCAAATATTGGTGGATTATCATTAAATACTTTAAACTCTGTTGTATATACTGTTTCACCATTGTTTTTCTTGGTTGCTTCTTCATCAATATATGGAACTGCAATACCAGCATCAAGCATAGCCTGCTGAATTCTTCCATGTGAATGGGTGCCAGATGTCATATTCGCTACACCATATGGAGTATCATTGCTTTCAAATATATTGCCCTCAAAAGCTAAATACCAATACCTTGCACATTCCCCATGATTCCACACTAAGGTTGATGGAGCAAAAGTTTTTTTTACTTGATGCTTTGGCTCACGCTTAACCGTGTATCCATAATTAATTTTTTCTATAAGCGCCTTAGTATCAATAATCTGAGGCTTAGCCTCTGGCTTGCTCATAATCTCTTTAAGTAAGTTTTTAGTCATAATGTCCCTTATATATTATATCAGTTAGCGAATTATATACTTCAGGGCAGAGACCAAATCATTAATAGCTTCTGCAGCAGTATAGTAAATATTCTTTTTGGCTCTATCAGATTTATCCACATTAGTCAGCCATGTTGCCTTAAATGCCATTTTTGCTGCTATAGCCTGCAGTCTTACTATTTCTAGGGTTGCTACATTTAGGGGAATATCTGGTTTAATAATAATCTTAGCAATAAATGTTAGAGCAGCTGTTAGCTCTTCATCTTTCATGTAGTCAGCTATTTCAGATAGCCCATTAACCATCTCAATAGTTGTTTTATTTTGTTCATTCTGCTCCACTTTGTGCCTCCCACGTTAATTGATCCAATAAATCAAATTCTATTATAGCTAGACGAGTTTTCTTATTGCCCTCTCCTAGTATTACTACGATTGCTGGTGACTTATCTGTTCCAGCACGGATTGAGTCTGTGACTGCTTTAGCCCACACATCTTGATTAATAGTAAAGGATTTAGATGATTCTTTAAAATCAACAACAAAATTTCTCCATGTAGCATCACCCTTTTGGGTATTTCTACCAGAATTTTTGTGCTGTTTAGCACCTATTCTTTTACTCTCGCTCTTTTCGCTCATAGTCCTTTTTCTTTTTATATCCCACCTGAAAAACCTCAACCTCTGTTATATGTTTATCTGGACACATCCAAGATCCCATGCCAGTGCTATAAATTCTTATACTGCTAACTTCTTTTTTGCAAGTTTTACAAATAAACTTGCCCTTATAAGTATTAAAGTTATTAGACATTTATAAGCTTACTCTTTAGCAACTCTTGCAAATCAAGGTCTTCTTTAACACGATTAATAAAACCTTCTCTGCCTTGAACTTTAGTTCCATCCTCTAATTGATACCATGCTCCAGTTCTTGTTACTAATCCAGCTAATTCAGCGGTATCAACAAGATCGCCGATAGAATCAATACCCAAGCTATCGCCTCTAAAATAGAAATCATATTCACCAGACTGAAAAGCAGGGCTAGTTTTAGAGAACTGTACTTCCCACCTAACTTTTCTACCAATCTTCTCTTCAATTGCCTTGTCACCAACATATATTTTCCCCTTTATAGCCTGATTATCTGATTCAGATGAGAATAGTTTAATTACTGTAGAAGAATAAAATTTTGTAGCTTGACCACCAGTTGGCTGTTGACTTGTATACATAGCGCTAATGTTATTTCTTGACTGAGAAATTAGCACAAATAGTGTAGGCTTAACTTTGTTGTTAGCATAGTTAATCATCTTCCATGCATTGCTAAAATCACGAGACTCTGCACCAATCTGCTTTGTATTTTCTAGCTGCTTTAGTTCATCAGAATCTTTTTCAAAGTAAATAGCAGGAAGAAGAGATGTGATTGAATCAACCACAATTAAGTCTACTCCAGCTTCCATTAGCTGAACTCCAACATCTACCATTTCATTAATTGTTCTTGCCTGAGATACTATTAATTTTGATGTATCTACTCCTAGTTTTTCTGCCCATTCTTTATCATATGACATTTCAGCATCAATCCATGCACAAATCTTTCCTTCTTTTTGTGCAATACCAATCATTTGTAAACATAGGGATGATTTAGCTGAAGATTTTGATCCCCAGATAAGGACCTGTCTTCCATATGGCAGACCACCATTTAAAGCACGATTAAGGCCATAGCTAGGAGTAGCTGCATACTCTGTTTTAGGAACAGCATCTCCAACTAAAACATTTTTTCTTAATTTTGGGTTGAGCTGTGCTAAAACATCTTCAACGCTAACTGTCATTAGAATCTTACTCCATGCTTCTTTGGTCTATGAGTATTACGCTCCATCTTTTCTTTAATGGCATAGTCAAGAGATTTTGTTACATATCCTGCCTCTACCATTCCAGCATATAAATCAAGTGTACGAATAATAATATCTGCAAACTCATCAGATATTTGCTCTGGATCCATTTCTTTTCTTACTGCTTCCATAGCTTCAGATACCTCTGATACGATCATCATCATTTGTTTTGCAAGAAATATTGGATCTGCTGTTCTATCCCAAAACCCTTTATCTACTGCATTGTTATGTATTTCTTCTGCTAATTCATCAAACATTTACTACATCCTCCATTATCACTGTACCGTCTTTTGTTTTGCCAAAAGTAAACTTATATATATTGCCAGCTTCTACACTCATGTATGCTTTAGCAAATGCTGTAGGAAATACTGTTACAGCATGTAGCTCTCTGCCTGCATCAGCTAAAGTTAGTGAAGCCATCTTCTTTCCAGTCTTTGTTATTCTTGGTTTAAAAGAAACAACAAACATCTGGTCATCTTTATAGGGAAGCATCTTATAGTTTAAGAATTTAATAAGTGCATCCTTTGAGTCTTTTATTTCATCAACTGGAACTGCAGATACAACCCTGTTGTCATTAGCAAGAATAATATAAGTGCGACCTGCCTCAATAGCCGTATTTTCATCATCAAATATACCGACAGAGCCAGTTTTGTCCAAAAGTTCAACTCGTGACCATCCTTTTGATCTCTTAATTGATTTTACCATACCCATCAAAATAAATGCGCCCTTTTCTTCATATTCTTCAATATCATTTAGATATGCATAGTAGTGTTGTGGAATAGGCATGTTGAATTCAGGAAGGTTAAGATATTCATATAGATTTTCCTTAACCTTCGCTGGATCGGCTGGGTTGTCTGGAAATGTAAGTGCACCAATTGCATTCATAGCCTGAAGGGCACGAGAATTAACTCCATTACCTTTTGTAAATGTAAACTCTTCTACCTGCTTGAAAGAAGTAAATGGTCTAGCACTAATGTAACGATCAGCAATGGTATCAGAAATAAACTTAATAGCGGAGAGTCCAAATCTAATGCCTTTACCCTCAATTTTAAAATCTTTATCTGAATCATTAATATGAGGCAACTTAATTGGAATGCCCATTCTTTTCGCTTCAATTAGATACTCCGTTCTTGTATCTTTGTCCTTCTCATTTTTGAGAAGAGCAAACATAAATTCTAGCGGATAGTGGTATTTGAGCCACGCTGTCCAATACGAGAGAGTAGAGTAAGCAACGGCATGCGACTTGTTGAACGAATATCCAGCATGAGCTTCAAAGTCATGCCAAAGATCAAGAGCATCATTAGGGGCAACATACTTAGAAGCACCTTTGATAAACCTATCTTTGAACGCATCAAACTCTCTTGCATCCTTTTTCTTACCAATAATCTTTCGTACTTTATCCGCTTCTGCCATAGTCATACCACCAAGCTCAACGCAGGCTTGCATAACTTGCTCTTGGTATAGGATACACCCATATGTTTCTTCTGTGAAAGGCTTTAGGATTTGATGCAAATAGTTAATACTCTGCCTGCCATGTTTACGTAAAATATAATCTTTTCCAATAGTATTCATAGCACCTGGGCGAACCAAGGCGTTAGAGGCTGCTAACTCTGCTAGATTCTTTACACCCATCTTTACAAGTAGATTGGTATATGGAGTTGCTTCACATTGAAAGACACCCTTTGTATACCCTTCAGAAAGCATCTGATAAACATTTTTATCATCCATATCTATTTTAAGGAGATCAATCTTTTTATCATGCCTTTCCTCAATAATATCTAAGGTATCTTTAAGAACACTAAGAGTCTTTAAGCCAAGAGCATCAATCTTAATAAGTCCAATTCTTTCAGCCTCTTCCATATCTACCGCCACAACTGGAATACGTTCATCTGCACCAGTAACATTGCGTGTCTCTAATGGGGCATACTTAAAAATAGGCTCCTTACTGGTTACAACACCTGCAGCATGGATACCTGTACCACGAATACGTCCACGAAGCTGATCTCCATAAATCACAACTTCTGGATACTTTTCACGGAACCAAGCTGAGTTTTTAGAAGTACAAAAATCATCCCAAGTATCAACAGTCTTTAAAACTTTGTTTACATCTGGCAAAGGAATATTGAGTGCTCTTGATACATCTCGCACTACACCTTTATCTTTAAATTCTAGGAAGGTTGCAATAGATGCAACATGGCGATATTGTCTAACTAGATAGTCTTTGACTTCATCACGGCGAGAATCCTGAATATCTGAATCAATGTCTGGAAAATCATTACGCTCAGGATTAATGAATCGGAAAAAGAGTAGTCCATGTTTGATTGGATCAATATCTGTAATTCCAATTGCATAACAAAGAAGTGATCCAGCAGATGATCCACGTCCTGGGCCAACCATAATGCCTTCTTTTTTTGCCCAGTTAAGCATATTACGCACAACTAGAAAGTATGGTTCAAACTTTTTATCTCCAATTATATTTAATTCTTCATCAAGACGATCTAAATATTCTTGATTCTTATCTAAGCCACGTTCTGCTAAACCTTCAAGTGCTAGTTTCTTTAATTCCTCTGCAGGCTTTCGGTATTGTGCAGGAAGTAAGTCAAGTCCATTCTGAATATCATAGTCTTCTACTTTATTATAAATTTCTATTGTAGACTCAAACATCTCAGGATTATCAATACCCTGATTTGCCATAGCCTCCTTCATCTCTTCATATGATAATAAATGAATATCAAATGATCGGAATGACATTTGACGATCTGCACCATAAAGATAGTCTAATCGCTCCATCATATCCTTATGTTTCTTAGACTTATCATAAGTTACGTCTTTTTGAAGCTTTGCATGTGTATTCAGAATGAGCATCATTTCCTGAATTTCTTTTTGGCTAGTATCAGAGTGATGGCAGTCTGGTGTTACTACTATCTTTACCCCCATTGACTTGGCTAAATCAATTAAACCTTTATTAACATTTTCTGGATTATGTGGCATTACCTCAATATAGTAATCATCTTTAAAGGTATCCTTAAACCATTTAATATGTTTCTTGGCAGTAGCTAATTCATCTAGCTCTACCGCCTTTGCAATCCAGCCACTTAAACAGGCTGAGGTTACAATAATTCCTTCTTTATATTTTTCTAAAATCTCAAAATCAAATCTTGGTTTACTAAAGAATCCTTCTGTCCAAGCAATTTCATTAATCTTATTTAGATTTTCTAAACCTTGTTGGTTCTTGGCGAGAAGAACAATATGATGATAGTTCTGATCTAGTGGATCTGTTCTATCTGCCTTCGCTCTGTTATCAAAGCGATTGCTTGTCATATATCCTTCTACGCCAAGAATAGGCTTTATGCCTGCTTCCTTCGCAAGACGATACATTTCACGATGACCTGATAAGGTTCCATGATCTGTAATAGCAATTGCTGGCATGCCAAGCTCAACTGCTCTATTGACATATTCTTGCGGAGTAGCCACACCATCCATTAGAGAATAATGGGTGTGGACATGAAGCCCAACGTAGTTCATTTAATTACCAATCAATGTTTGTAGTAGTTGCTGATGGAGTATCAAAGCCAAAGTAGAATGCTTCCTGCTCTGGATATGGAACCTCACGTACTACTTTTTCTAGATTGAAATATTCATGATCTGCCCACTTATGTGGTTCAGTATCTGGAGTTGATGGAATAAGAGTATAGTTTGTTTCTGTACCCTGACCATTACGCTTTAACTTCCATACTAGATTTGAAATGCTTCCTGTTTCAAGTGCATATTCACGAATAGTATTAAATGCTGATTGCTTGCTGATACCCTGTGACCATACAGCAATATATGGATCTTCTGTACCATCATCTACTAGCACATTGGTATAAAAGCGTAGGCGGGCTCTCCAGCCACTCTTAGGCTCTTTACGTGCCATCTCACAGCCAAAGCAGCGACCCTCAGACTCCTGAGTACATGCAGCTTTGCGCTTATAATCTTTTGGATTAGTATGCTCTGAAACAACAACAGCAAGACCACGATCTTCACTGTAATTTGCAGAGTCAGAATCAAGTTCGTTTACAAAACGAATCTTTGCAGCTTGTCCGTCAGCTAACTTTACCCAACGAACTTTTGTTCCTGTGCTTTCATATTTTGGCTTTTCAACTAATGCGTTGATGTTCTTAAGCCCTTTTACTATAGTCATGTTTCTCCTTATATAAGTGTTT